GACCAAGGATTCATTTGTGCTATTCTTTGCAATGTACTAATTGCGTTGTTAATGGTCATTCCACCACCAGGTTGATCACCAACCCTACGTACTCCAACTTGATTGTGAACCAAATCCATCTCTAAATCCTGAGCTGTTCTTAATTGACGCTGTGCGCCACGAGTTCTTCCGAACGGATCAAATGTGAAACTCATTTTTTTATATTAGTAAAGTCTACGACGATATACACGTCGTCTATACATAGTTCGTGTACCTCTCCTTACATACCGGGCTCGCGCTCTAAACGCAGTTGATGCTCTCGAAATTGTTCGTCTATATCGGGTCATTTTTATTAGGTAAACTGTGATGCATGGCTGCAGTAACGGTCTTACTCCACTACGGCTGCCGCCTCCGCTCCGCGCTGAACATAGTAGGTAGTGTTATCAGTGCGATTATGCAGTATAAGCTCCGGGTTTGATGACCCTAACCCTAAGTCATATGAATTATATTAAGTCTCCTTAGTAACGCCGCTTGGGTTTCGTGGTCAATTTCTTTGTACCAGTCTTCTGGGCTCAGATTAGAAGTGATCCAGATGGCAGCTGATACCAGTGGTTTTGAAGATCCTTTGATTTCCACTCGTACCGGGTACCTGTCGAGCCAGCGTAATATATGGGAGATATCGATTCCTCCCCGAAATTCATCAATGACAACATTCCTCTCATTTTGATACCCGCACCAGAATTTAGTACGGGGGTCTTTGCTATAAGCATCCATACCTGCTTCGTCCCAAGCTCTTCGAGATTTACCAGTACCAGTTGGCCCCCAAAATACGTTACAAACTCGCTCCATAGGTTCAGCTTTGTTAAAATCTGCTGCAATGGACCTAAGTGTCCTATAATTGACCACTCTAATGTGGGGGGGGATGCTATCCAAGTTACCGGTCTTGGCGTGTTCCCATACTGACTCCCACTCGATCTGGGAGTTTCTTCTAATCGGCATTGCTCCGAATTCAAACTGCGATCCTTCAACACGTGTGTGTTCTTTCCACACATACTCCCTGGCTTTTTCTGATCTGGAGAGCTCTGCATGACATTGCTCTCCATAGATGAGCTTGAGCTGAATGAGGCTTTTCTTTTTAACGAAAGCGACGTATATTTGCCAGTGTTCGAATCCACCTTCGCCTTTTTCATGCTGACCACGGATGTAGGAATGCTCGGCTGGCAAGATACTTGGACGGGTGTAGGAATCATAGGGAATTGTGAGTATCCAAAAGATTCCTTGTCTTCTGGCCATTTGAGATCCATGTATGGTTTCGTCTTTTTTTAAGGTAAAACGACCCCTTTTTGGGCGGCCCTCTAATTTATCCGCTGTTTTCTTATAAAGTGAGAACCGAGAACGGGTCTAGAAGGTAATACTATGCTCGATTCTCGCAGAACTTCTAGACCCCTTAATAGGATACTGTTTCGGGACTGGGTAGGCATATGTTGCGGCTGCCTATCAAGGATATACCGAATGGGTACTTTCATGTCCTACCAAACATGTCCGAGTTGTTCTTATCGATACTGTCATGAATGCCTCATGATAGCAGAAGACTTAGAACACGGAGATAACTGTCCTTTTAACTAATATATATTAAACACTTTTAAAAACTAAGTTGTATGCCATTTCCATTTGTCCAACAACGAGTCCCTCGGCAGCAGCCGTAAAATCATCATACCACATACAGATATACAAATTCTTTGTCTTTCCATACTCCCCAGTAATTTTTTGATATTTAAAAGTCTGTTTCAACGGTACACTAATACTAGCGGTTTTCGACTCAATCCCATCAGTAACTTGATTGTGAACAGTAAAATGTCCGTCATACAATTTTTGCATTGATTTCGGATTAGTAAATTGCACATCCCATCTAATCTGCGCGTTTGTTGCGGTTGTATTAGCAGGTAAAAACAATTCAGTAATTGGATTACTTGCTGAAACTGTTTGATTTAAAGATCTTTCAGGAGTATATTCCTCCCCACTAAAGAAGATCATATAACGGAAAAAAACAGGGGCATTGATAACCGGATCATTATGAAAATTGAAGTTAATATGTAACGCATCTAACCAGACTTCATCTCCGTATCGACCTTGATTTGTAGTTTTTATGCTATTTGCACCTGTGACATTCATTAAGTCGTACCGTTTTCTTAATACAGCTTTTGACAAGCAATCAGTAGAATATTGTGCCGGTACGTTATTAACTAGTTTCTGTTTAAAAGACATTTTTATTGGTAAACTTTGATATGCCCTGAATTGAAATATTGTGTGTACTGACTCGAACTCTTTCCACCCTCGTTTTCCATCTCCTCTTCAGTTTCAGTTACTGTCATCGACCAAGGATTCATTTGTGCTATTCTTTGCAATGTACTAATTGCGTTGTTAATGGTCATTCCACCACCAGGTTGATCACCAACCCTACGTACTCCAACTTGATTGTGAACCAAATCCATCT